TAGACCATCGAACAACCTGGGAAAGATTAAGCCTGATAGCGACAAAAAGCTATCAAGGCTAAATATCGCGGTTTTTACTCATGATAAAGCGTCTTGGGTTAAAGCTGCTCAAGCTAAGGGTATTAACTTGACGACGTTTGTTATTGATGCTTTGAATAAAGCAACATAATTAAAATTATGCTGACAAAGTAGAATAATAATCTATAATAGACACAACTTAACAAAGACACGAACCGGAGAGAACATGAAAACAGAATTAAAAGTAGTTACAGGGCTTTTTGCCAAGGTTGCTACTGGCAACGCCACCTTTGGATTTATCATTGATGGTGATGATGTCCAAGAACGCGCTAACGCAGCTTATCCTGATTATTTTGGTGGTACTGGAATTGTTTATGAGCGAGGATTAGAGGGAGCAGCGGTATTTGTAGGAAATAACGAAGTTTCCAGAGAGCTTTATATTAATAAAGAATTTGCTGATAGAAGCGTAGCAAGAAGATTGGATTAATCCCTTCTTAATCAGGGCGTTTGTTAAATGAAAAAATCCTATAACCTATAACATTAAAGGGCCTCACGGCCCTTTTTTATCTCTGATGTTTCGGCATCACTGAAACAATCGTCTGTTTTACATCGCAGTCATAACACCAGCGTTGATTAAAAGAGTGCAATACTAGCCAGTGCGTGTGTCGGCAAATTTTGTTTTGTATGGGTGGATAAAAATTTGTTGATTGAGCGCGTGGAGCTGATCTAGTCACAAATACTCCATCCAATCGCCTGGATTAACCTCATCCAAATATTTACCCGTTTGGCAAAAATGGATGAAATTAGCCATGCGTAGATCTTCTTTTAATTTGCTGAGGGCCGCTACTAATTCGCTCTGTTTTGCTAGACGCCGACGCTTATAAAATTTAAACGCTTCGTAATGACTTTTCTCTAAATCTATTTGCTCGTTAGTTTCTGCTGTCAAACGCTCAATATACTCAATCACCAAACACCTCCCCAAACGCCTGCTCTCGCGCTGTTGTTTCGTCAACATTAGCTAAAGCGATTTTAATACTAACGCGCTCCAAAAAATCTTCTTTTTTATCAGTCGATTCTTTACGATCACCAAGCTTTTTATCTAGCCAGTGGATATCAAATTCAATTTCATCAGCTTGTTCAGTCATTTATCACCTCAGAATTTTCAAAAACATAAACAATTGGCTGTCTTAAAGTAGCATTTTTTAGCTCTCTTGATAACATTTCGTTAGCGTCCATCAGTTGTATTATTGTATTTATCATTAGCTGATGTTTTTTAACATCGGATTCATACATCATAAAAAATTCAATAAAATTTTTTGCAATGAAATTATTCTTGGACCGCTCAATAATTCCTGAAAAATCTAATTTTTCATCCATATTTACCCCCTATTTTTATATTTTTATATTTTTTATTACTGATAAATTTGTCGTGTAACAATAAAGCCGCTAACCAGATCGGACTGGATAGCAGCAACAGCAACCAGATTATTGTTTTCATTTATTATCCCCAAAAATGGTAGTTATACAACGCGCTGAACACAAATAAAAATATGCTCATTACTTCAATCATCTGCACGCTCCCAAGCTGTACGACACTCAACACAACACCATCGAGGTGTAATTATTTTCATGCCGGATAAAACAGGTTCAACCTCAATGCCACACGACAAACATATTCCGTCCCCGTTAATGTAAAAATTAGCTTTTCGACAGCTTTCTTTTATCGCTGCGTCAAGCAAGTGTTGTTGCTTCTTTTCTGCGTCGTCTACGATATCAGCCATGTAAAACCTCCCTAATACACCAAATTGCAAACACCACGCACGCTAAATAAATCCAGTGCCAAAACATCATTTTTCACTCCCCACTTGTAATTTTTATACTCACACAGCCGCCCTTTACAACACAATCACTCACAAATGGGTGTGTTATAAATCGACTGTCATTAACTTTTAAAGCATCTGCAACCCCATCACGCCCACTTTTAAAACTGGCAATCAGGTTATCATCATCCCTTTTTCTTTTATCGGGCGGGTAAAACGTAATCCACAAATGCAGCTTTTCAGATTCCGGTAAAGTGATTTTATTGACTGATAGCAATTTGCAATCCAGCCTATATTTTTTGGCTATTTTGCTTTTTTTTGCCCAAAATACCCTAGCGTTTGGGCTTAATTCTTTGGGGGGCCACGGAAGATTTATCATGCTTTGATAAACCCGTTTTTTAGCCAATATTCTTGAGTCCGTTTTACACCCTCCCAGTGCATGAGTTTTAGTTCGTTTCTGGTGTAATTTGTATTAACCCTTCCGTCTAAAATATCGTGACAATTTGAGCAGCAAAAAGCCCCATGCAGATTATGGGATTTAATCCCCATTCCTGCGCCTCCGATATGGGCTAAAACAACAGTTTCAGGATTAAAATTGCAATGGTTTGGAATACGAACTAAACACTCTTGTCCACGCGCTGATTTTCTTAATTTACTCACTCGACACCCCATGCCTCTGCATCTCGTTTTGAAACCGGAATTTTTACATTCCGTTCAGCCGCGAACCACAATAGAAATTCTATCCACTCCGGCCATTCTTCTCGTTTAAATTCCCGTGTTCTCAATCCAAGCATCACAAGTCCGCCACTAACCCCCATTGCAACTCTTGGAACTTCTTGGCGATATGCAGCGGTTAAAATTATTTTAAATTCTTCGGCTGTAAGCTGTGACTGCACTCCGTTCACAGGCCACATTACCTGGGCAGCAATCGCGTTCAGGATAGGCCATTGAGCACGATTCCCAGCCAGCGTTCGGGTTTCGGGTTTTATCTCAACCTGCCATTTTTTTTCTTTTGGTAAATCAGCTATAAATGCACATGCTTTTCTGTTATCGAGTTCGTTGTTGATGGTAAATGTGGTTTTGCTCACAGCCCCGCCCTCCATTTATTCTCAAGCGCACACCTAGGTCCGTGTAATTTGCTTGTTCTGCCATGTCCGCACACTGGACACTTGCCTTTCACTTCCAGGATCATAGTTAAAGGGGCGCGTTGTTTTTCAGTTTGTAGAGCTAGGGCGCTGTCGTTTCGGTATGTGTTTCTCATGCTGCTACCCCATCGCATGGGCTTTCATTAATCCATTCGCCTGATTTGTCTAAAAATATGTAGGGTTTTTCGTAGTCGTGAAACGTGGCCGTAACATTTATTTTTGACGCTCCATGATGATTAAGTGATTCAACAACTGAATTTATTGTGTTAACGCTTGGCCCTTCTCCCCACTCGATCAAACATAAGCAATCCTTAACAGGCCATGTTAGTTCGTGTGGAAATTGGTCATGACGAAGGACTAACGCACTAAATGCAGCGTGTTTGTTCCATGCCTCGGCTCGTTTCATTGATTCTCCACCCACACAGATAATCACTAAATCGGGCTTGTTGTTCCATTTGATACGCTTTTCTAAACTTAATCCAAAAACAGGTAGTTTCTTCATGCTGACACCCTATTTTTCATGCCTTTTGCATAGCGCATATTCAAATTAGTTATTTTTCTTGATATGGCGTCTGATACCGGAACCAAAATTGATTTTTCAAATGTCATGCCGGCTTCTGGATCAAGTCCGGTAATGCCTTTGTATAAATGCTTTGAACGTGCTTTTTGATTGATTGGCGTACTATGCAATTTAGAATGACTACAGCATTGATTCCAAATATCAGTTTTTTTCATTACAGGGGAATTTTTAGACTTTCCAATTTGTATTTCTTCAAGACTTCCAGCGACTGCAATAACCTGATTAACTCTTGCTCGCGTATATCCGCAATGGGTGCATGTGTCGCCTCGTGTTTCCCATAATCCACCGCATTTAGGACATTTAGCCGCCTCTTTTTCGGTTTGAGTGGGTTCTTTTTTTGGTTTTTCTGCCCCATCATCTAAAGCATGTACCCCATTTTCAAAAAGATCATCCCATTGATCTCTAAACCTTAAAAAATTACCTGAATGATCTAACCAAATCGCCGCCGTTTTTTCCCCGTGAGGTCTCATGATCCGACCTAGCTGTTGAACATGGCTAGAAAATGACTTTGAAAACGGCCTGGCTGATATCCCTATCATTACGTCAGCACAGTTGTGCACTAGAAGTCCATTGCAAGTGAAGCTATTTCTTGGTCCGGCGTTGAGAATGTCCCATACACGCCCTTTGGCTTGTCCGACTTCTTGTTGTATCTTTCTATTATCATTTCCGGCGTGAAACCCATTGAAAACAGATTCCTGAACGTCTTGTCTGCATACTTTATTTCCGGGTGATCTATTTTGAACTTGTGCATCATTGATACCCATCCCCCTCTTCGAGTATTGCAATTCTGCAACTGCCGACTTGCCCACCTTAAATTCCCGTCCTCGTAGTGACCATTGTTTTTTATTCTGTCTATCTGCGTGCTTTTGCTCTGCTTTACTATTCCTAGGTTTTGCGCTATCCAGTCCGCGCATTCTCTTGGAGTATTGAATCTGAACTCTATCCCACGCCCCCCATAATTTTTGTAATGCTTGTTTGAAGGATTTTGACAACGCTGCCTCATGTTTTCGCACCGTCTTACTATCCAGATAGGCGTTTTTTCCTTGCTCACGCAACTCTTGCATCCTGCAAACTTCTCGTTGATTAAAACATTTCTTATGATGTTTAATTTTTCTCCACAATCTACGCACTCGCATTGATAATAAAGAACGCTTGACCACTTCTTTTTCCCCGGTTTTCTTATTAATTCCGGTGAAATAATTTTCATGCTCTTGAATTGCTTCCCTACCATTTCCGGTTGTAATGATTTCAATTTGTTTTTCGGCGCAAACCCCAAAGGGTAGCCAGCCTTCTGCTGTTTTGACTCTATGATCTCTGGTTGCTGTAAGTCCGCAGTAAGTAATAACATCTTTTTCTCCACGATAAATAGCGCCGCCGTGATTGACATATTCGCGCCCATCCCATACTTTATCATTTAACGAAAGTTTGTCAATAGGTATTAATCCATTATTTGTATTTATTAAGCTTCCCTCCAGTATGCAGTCAAAACCCTTTGTCAAAATATCTGTTGCTATCAACCCATGAATTGAGCTGTCAGGGCGTGAAAATTCTTTTAAAACTGCTTCTTTTTCTTCATCCGTATCTTTGTAACTGATTGATACAAAGTTGTAGCCTGCTTCTTTAAATTTTAAAGATAAATCTTGCCCATGCGCTACACCCGCACAAAAAACGATTGTTTTCTTAGGTCCATTGAATATTTCATAGGTTTTTTTAATCCATTCCTGAACAATATCGCCCGTGATTTTAATGCCTCGCTCAGTAACATCATCAGATGACCATTCGCCCATTTTCTTTTTTGCGCCGTCCATATCAATTTCTTTGGCGATAAAGACACGAAGGGGTGCAAGGCTGCCATTTTCCACTAACTCTTTAGTCGTCGATTTACTTATAACGTTGGTATAAATTGCCCCTAATCCTTTGGTGAATGGGCTTGCAGATAATCCAATGACTCTAATCTCAGGACGGTTTTTAATTAGCTCTCTGATTGATTCGCGTGAATTATGTGCCTCGTCAATGATAAGAAGATTCATACCTGGGAAAGATTCCCGTTTTTCTAAAGTTTGAGCTGAACATATTTGTATGTGGCTTTCTGGATTATATCTCCAGTGACCAGCCATCATGACGCCGTGATCTATATCGTATTTATCAAGTCGTTGGCTAGTTTGATCTACCAATACCCGTCTATCCATAACCATAGCTCCCTTATTTCCAGCTACTGAGGTTTTATCAAGCATTGAAATAGCTATTTCTGTTTTGCCGCCGCCTGTTGGCAGATAAAGCATTTGTGCTCTATGACCTGCTCTAAACCCTGCGCGTACAGCATCAATAGTATCATGCTGATAATCTCGAAGCGATAAACTAGCCATTGTTCACCTCCAAGAATTTTTTGATTCTTTTCTCTAGGCTTTGAATTTGTCTAGTTTGCGCCGCTATGGTGTTCATTTTTTGGTCAATGGATGACTCAAGCGAGGTGTTCAATATTTTCAATATTCTTATTTCTTCAAGCGCGGCTGCCAATTTGTCATCAGCGCCCATAACCTTTACTAAATAGTCATTTTCTTTTTGCAGTTTGGCATTAACAGAAAATACTTCCTCGACAATGTTATCCAGCTCTTGTTCTTGGGTAATGTATTCTTCGGTATCTTTGTCTGTGACCGGATCATAAACAGGCACTTCTTTCACGATCTCAACAAATTCGCCTTCTAAAATTTCCGGCTCAACATTTCTTGATGCTAATTCTGCTAATTTTCGTTCACGTTCGGCTTTTGCTTCGGCTTGTTTTTGCTCTTCAATAGCGGCCAATTCTTCGGCGCGTTTAAATTGTTCTTCGGTAGAATCAGATATTGCCAAAGTAATTCCATTTATTGACGACTCCCCTTTAAAATATTCCAAAACAAGGAATTTATGAGAAGCAATTTGCATTATTTTTTGAGCCTGGCGACTATCAAAAGCGAACTCGGAGTGCGCTTTTATAAACTTTTCCCAGTGACCATGCGGCACTAATTTTTTCGCTTCAATCAGTTTTTCGCCTAACACGATGACTGATTGAACATAACTTTTTTTGGTGTTTTCCATCTTGTCAAAAGCCTTGTTTATTCCTAAAACAAGTTGCTTTTCATTTGGAATTAAATCTTTGCTCATGTTATACTTTTCCTCGTTGATTTATTTCAATAAAGCCCGCTTTTACTTTCACGGTTCAGCGGGTTTTTCTGTTTCTAGCATTTACTTCTTTGTGTGGCGTAACATGTTCCCTACACATCCACTTTAAAAATGGCTCTAGGTTTTCCACGTTAACTACATACCAGCATGATTTGATTCCATCCCATTTAGCACCAAGTTTTTTGGCTTCGTCTTTTTGTGAAAACGGTACTATCAAGTCTATTCTCATATCAGCATCTTGTTCCCGGTGAGGTGAGCCGGCAAAAGAACCCCTTCCCAAACAGTTTGGGAGAGTGGATAGTTCTCTTGCCGTAAGTTCTGGTAAATACCCTTTTTAAAAGGCATTTGCCGGACTTTACAGTGATCCAATTAAGCAAGTGCGCCGTAACCTCACCTACTCCCTTCGACTATGGATTTCGAACCGTCGTGTGGACTTTTAAGGAATTGCACCCCGCGATTAAAAGGATTTCCACCTTACATAACTGCCGCGTACCACATGAGCCTATAGGGGCCTTAATCCTGCAAAGTTTTGTGACAATCAGCCCTATGCAATGGCTAAACTAAAGTGTGTCGTGACTTTTAAAGCAAAAAAAAACACATAATACTCGATCGGGCCGGATAAAGTATTATGTGTTTCGGGGTTTTAGATATTGTCCCGGCCCAGGAATATCTAAAACTTGATTTATATTACACATTAATATTTATCGTGTAAAGATTTAAAATGCAAACATTCCCTTTTTTCCGTTCCTCCCCAAAAAACATCGCAGTCTCTTGGTTGCCCCAATTCCATCAAAACATGTTCCCGAAATATGGTTCGCGAACATGCCCAAGTGTAGTATTTACACTGTCCTACACCATAACCGCTACCGATTGTGTCAGGAATAAACCCTTTGCAGTCACGGCAACAAAAAAGCATTACTTGTTTGCATAAATTTCTTTAAAATGGGCTTCCTGAAAGGCCACCACTTTTTTTGCAATAGACAAATAACAATCCTTGCCCTTGCTTATCCTATTAATAGTAGGCTGAGTAACGCCAGACTTATCAGCAATTTCTTGTTGAGTCATCCCAGCATTTAATAGCAACTTAACACTTACTTGCGGGTTCATTATATATCCAAAAAATAAAAAACTATAGTTA